GATTGACTGTTTAACTTTGAGAGCTCTCACACGAGCTTCTTCAACATACGAAATTTTATCTTTAACGTCTTGTGCTGTGTCAGCGTTTTCTGGTTCTGGAATCTCTTCGCCTAAATCATCAGGTGAAGCAGGAAGTTCTCCTCCACCTCCGCCTTCTGCTGGCGGAGTTCCACCTAATACATTTTCGGCTTCTGGCGGAACACCTTCACCGCCTTCAGTTGGTTCTCCAGGGGCTTGAGGAGGTCCTTGCTCAAGATCTTCAGAACCTGGTGGACGTTCGTCTTCAGGTTTGATATTGAATGGATTGCTTCCGCTTGCTTGCAGGAAGTTTAGTTTAAGAATTTCAACAATCTCTTCGTCTGATTTACGAAGTATCTCTTTATAGATGAGATAGTCTGGATAAAATGGAACACTTTCCTGTGGCCCGCCGACTCCCTTGATTGCAGTGATAAGATTCCAACGAGCTGTTTCAAGTTCTAGTTTCTGAGTCTCATCGATATTCGATGGGTTATTCATGACAAGAGTAAATTTATTGATTACGTCTTTGTCTTTGAATCCATTGAGACGAAGCTCGATAACCGCGAGCTTGTACATGTTATAAAGGAAGAATCTTTGAATTCTCTTGATTCTTTTTGCAAAGTGGATACTTTTGCTTGATAGGTTTATGTTTGCATTTTGAAATGAATCATCGATGAGATAAGATCTTGGAATCCCCATCGCAGGAGTAATTCTGTTTTGTAGGAATTCAATGTCGGCGATATCACCGAGTGAATTTGCCGAAGGGAGAACTTCAATCGAGTTCCCTTGCATATCTGATCTTCTAGGAATAACGATGTCCTCAGTTTGTCCGAAGATGTCTGACTGATTATCCAACTTAGATTTGTTAGTTGCATCGAGAGTCTTTTTATTCTTCATCATCGCAACGGCTTCACGTGCGTAACGAATTGCTTTATCGCCAGTTAACTGACCGACGTCAATGTTGTATACACGTCTCTCAGGTGCGCGTGTGATACGGGCGATAACCATCGCCTTTTCCATAAGCTGAAGTTTAGCGATTGTATCGAGTACAGAATCTACGATTGCTTCTCCGTAAATTCCATAGCGAGAGTATGATGACGAACCAATCTTAAAGTGAAGAACACGCCAAGGATAAATCATCTTTTGATCTTCCTCTTCCTTCGTAGTTCTCCAATAATAGAAAACATTCTGATCAGTTTGTGTATTGTATGGGAGGAATCCTTGAAGACGACCACGTTTTTCAATGCGGCGAATCTTTCTCTTATTAAGAGGATTAAGTTTAAGAATGTTTTTACCAGATTGATTGATAACTACTTCATAGAAGTCATCACCATATCCACCCATGTTCTTGATAATCTGCCACGCGTTTTCATGCGCACCAATTCTTTCGAGCATTGTTTCAAGAAGAGTCTTGATTTTTTCATCTTCCGAGAATACCTTGATTACATTGCCATCTTCATCTTCGGCGGCCGCTTCGTCGGCATAGATATTCAAGCCGCCGTTAATTTCAGGGTGACGAATAGCTCTTTCGAGAAGATCATATCGCTTAAGTCTTTCTTCGATTTTTTCTGTCTGGTCTTCAAAGATGTCGGCGATTTGCTGCGCATTCGCTCCGCCCCATATATCGAGACCATTTCTGTCGTCTGGTTTGAGAACAGCAGGAATTACGTTATCATCTTTGATCTTCTTGTAATCTGGTTCCCCAATGATTTCTGGGTCAAGTTCGATCTTCTTTTGGAACGTGTCGATCGACTTCCATAACTCAAGGACTTCTTTGTTATTCTTTTCTGCCATTTCTTCCCTATTTGATTATATCGTAAAGATACCTTAGTTTATATTTTATAGAATATAAGAATAGAGCATGTTAACGACTATCAAACAGATTAATAAGTTCCTCGCTGAGAATGAACCGCCAGATTTGGCTACAATGACTCATGCGCAAGCTGAAGAAGAAATCTTAAAGTGTTCTGATGTCGCTAATGGAACCGGATTCCTTTATTTTTATTTTTACTACTGTTCTTTCCCACACCCAACTAAAAACATTGTTTGGATGCGCGAATCATGTTATGATTGGCAAAAAATGGCCGCTGTTGAGGCTCTTCGCAGTAAGCGCATCATCTCTAAAAAGAACCGACAGGTTGGATTTTCTACCATCACTCAAGGTTATGCATTATGGCGAGCGATGTTCTTTGAAAACCAAAAGATCACCGTTATATCTTTAGGACAACGCGAATCTCAGGAATTTCTTGAAAAACTTGAAGTGTGCTTATTCAATCTCCCTAAATGGCTCAAACCGTGGAAGGTATCAGATCAAGCAACGAAGATAAAACTGAAAAACAGATCAGAAATCAAATCACTTCCTAACTCTCCTAACGCTGGTCGTGGTTCATCTATCTCGCTTCTTATTCTTGACGAGTTTGCAGAATATGGTAAGAACCAAAAGAAAATTATGAGTGCCGCTGGTCCCGCACTTGGTCCTGGTTTTAAGGGTGATTTCACCGATGAAAGAATTCCATCGCAGTTGTTTATGGTTTCTACTTGGCCAGAAGTCGCAGAGAACAATGAATATGTTCGTATTCTAAGAGATTCACGAGACAATCCAAACTCAATTTACAAAATCGTAAATCCAACTACACACGACAACGAATTCTATAACGATCCTGAGTGGCATGAACAAATGAAGGTGGAACTTGGTGTGCATGGTTACAACCGAGAAGTTCTTGGTATTGAAGACTCACATCTTGAAGAACCATTTATTCCATCCGAAGTTCTTGCTACACTTATTCCTCAAAAACCTATTCGCATGCATTTCCTATATTCATCTGATGTAGATGAAAGCGGATACTATCATGACTTCGCTAATTTCCACAAACTAAGAGAACCATACGACGCAAAACACAATTACATGCAAGGACTATGGATTTTTTCAGATCCATTTCCAGGAAAAGAATATGGTATCTCATGCGACGTTTCTACTGGGCGAGCAGGCGACTATTCAACGATGATTGTGTTTGATCTTGAGACTTTAGAACAGGTTGCCGAATATAAAGGAAAACCCTCTACCGAGGATTTCAAAAAGATGATACGCAGAGTTGCGGAACTATACAACTATGCCCGCGTATCCGTAGAACGAAACTCAATGGGTGAAGGTATATGTCAATGGTTTGCGTATGGTGATCGTGATGAGATTACGAATAAATGGATTACTGAGCCGTATGAGAATTTCTATTATGAGAGGGACGGTAAGAGACGTATAATTCCTGGACATCATACTGACAACGGAAGCCGTCCGAGTATGCTGGCGGCAATCCAGAATGCACTGGTGAAGGATGAGAAAGACATCATACTACACGGCGAACGTACAATATCTGAATTAAAAACACTTGGATTCAGCAAAACGGGTAAGGTACAAGGCGTATCAAACTCAGACGACTTAGTCATGGCTCTTGGCCAATTCCTATACATTCGTGAAAGATTCTTTTTGACAGATAAACAAATGACTGGAAGTTTGTTGTTTGGAGATGCGATTGAAAAGAAGAAAATCGAAGAAGAAGAAAAGCAAAAGAAACACTATTACGGAAAATACGAAGCCGCAAATCCTGAAACCGAAGAGCTACTCGACTTAGCGAAAGCTCTCGGTGCGTCAGTTAATTTCGAGCAGTTTCTCGAGTAGATTCTAAAAATTCATTCAAAAGCTTTTTCTCTAAAGCGAACGCTTCTCTTTCCCATGGGAAGTGAGCGTAGAATCCATTAGCAAAAGCATTCCACTGTTTCCATGTTTTCTTTTCGCCTTTCCATATTACATGTTTAGTTTTGAATCCGTATTTTCTCGTATACACGAAGAGTAATTGTTTCTTAAGAAATTGTTTCAGGTGAACGCATTCATGCGCGAGTGCAGAATACATTTCGCGAAGATTCGGAGTCGCTTCTTCATTAGTGTTGATGAGAATAACCAATTGATTGATTTTTCCTTTCGTTTTCTTTTTATTGAAATCAA